CCTCCGCCCAGACCACCTATCCGACCATCGGCAACCGGGAAGACCTCTCGGATATGATCTGGAAAATCTCGCCGACCGAGACGCCTATCTTCTCAATGGCCGAGAAGAAAGGCGTCTCGGTCGGCGAGATTTTCCAGATCATATCCGAGAGGTCTTCCCGGTTGCCGATGGTCGGATAGGTGGTCTGGGCGGAGGTAGGAATTGTCATCGATTTAGTCCTTTGAGGGTTATCGTCGCCGTTGTTTGGCCTCGTAGAGCGCAAAGGCGTCTTCTACGGACCCGGACGACGTGAGCTTGTTTCTGAGGGCTTGGATACTTTCGGCGGCAGCCGCATTCTTTGCGGGAGCAACGCCGGGCTTCTGAACTGCCGGAACAGGTTTCGGAATGGCTTTGACGGGCGCAGCCTTGATGTCCTTGAGCAAGAGCCGGTCAACGATCAGCTTTTGAATGCCGGCATTGGACAGGATTTCATGCCCAACATCGTCCTGCATCCAGCGCTGAAGCTGGTCCAGTTTCAAACCAAGATCATCTTGCAGCATGGCAACGGAACGCTCCCGAAGTTCGCCCGCTTTTTTGGGATCGGCCATATCGGGGACCAATTCCTGAAGGAGCTTGCTTTGTTCGGTTTCGTAACTGTTGCGTTTGCTTTGCTTTTCGAGCGCCGCTCGCTGCTCAATGGCCTGTTTTTCGGCCTGAGCAGACGACAATTCCATCTGCCGAAGCTGCCACTGCTGAAACCGGAACGGGTCTTCAGCCTGCAACTTTCGCACGTCAGCCAGAGATTGGATGTCTCCAAAATCGGTCTGCAATGCGTCTTCCAGATTTTTCGTAAATGCGGCGTGCTTTTCCTCGTATTGTTTTCGCGCCTGCTGAGTTTGTTCTAACTCGGCCTGCGCGGCCTTTCGCTGTTCAGCAGCTTCATTAAGGGCGCGCTTGATGGCCTTCTGGTCTTCACTGTCGCGACTTGCAAGAAACTCCTGCGTATCACGGTCGAGCTTTGACCAGCGCTCGTGCGCTTCCTTACTCCAAGACTTCGGAGGATCGATCGCCGGGATTTCCGGTTCGTCTCCTACGTCTTCGGCGGTCGTCCCTTCCGGGGCCGCGTCAGCCTCAACGGCCGATTCTGCTTCGGCCGTCGCGGGCTTCTCAGCCTCTGCGCTCTCTGCCGGTTGATTCTGTTTTGCTAGATAGGCATCAAATGCCTGATCAACTGAGACTTCCTCATCGCCAAGATCGAGATTTGGTGCGCCGATAACTGGCGCAACGTCACTCTCGCCGCCAACGGCAGCGTTTTCATCAGACATAAATTATCCTGGGTTTTGTTAAACGATACCAAACCGCTTTTTGCGCTCGCCTTCTCGGGCAAGACGCTCAAGATCGGATTTGGCTACAACGCCATTATTGACGACGATAGTTAGGTGCTCGCGGAATACATCTACGCAGCGGACCATCATCCAGCATTTTTCGCGGAACGAATCTTGCGTGACATCAGTTGCAATAAGCTGATCGATATAATTTTGCCGAAGATGATCCAGACGCTTAGAAATCACATCGCTTTCTAGAAAAGCGCGCGCCTCATCGCCTTCTTTAGTTGCCTTGTGCAGATCGAACTCACTCGGCACCCGTCAGCTCCTCGCGATAATCGCCGCACCAATCATCTTCGCCGACAACCGGGAAGATCGCGCCCATCCCGCCATTAACCAGCTTCGGCGCATGACGACGGCAATAGAACTGATGGTCGTCGTTTTCATGCATTTCGGCAAATTCACAAGTATCGCAAGATGCTCGCTCACGAAGCGGAGATTTCAAAGGCTTCATGCGTCTGTTTTCTGCCTCGATTGGCGATCAGCGATTTCTAGGCTTTGCTGATGCTTCTGATGATCGTGCGCCATCGTCATAGCCGTTTGCGCGACATCTAAGTGATGCTCACGCTCTTTATGGATATGATCCTGGGTCGCAGTCATGAGCTTGATACGGCCTTCCAATTGGGCCAGCATCGCGTCCACACCAGCCTTGAACCGCGCCACCTCGATATCGGCCTGTGCCTGGATTTGCTCATGAACCGAGTCGAGTTGCGACTGTCGTTCGGCCTGCTGCGCTTTCAATTGGGTCTGTTGCATCGCGCCCTGTTGCTTGAGCTGCTCAACTTGCAACTTCGGATCAGTAGGCGCAGGCGGAGGCGGATATTTAAGCTGACCCGTTTGCGGGTCTTTCATGCTCGGATCATTAAAGAATGGGTCTGGCGACTTGTGACCCAACAGCTTTGCAAGCTTTGAAGCCGTATTATAAAGCTTCTGGTCGTCAACAATATTGGTTTTACCGCCGAGAACAAGTTCTTTCTGGAAATTGGCAAGTGCCATTGTTTGGGCGAACTGCTCGGCCTTTCCGCCGGAGCCAAGCCCGACATCAATCGTCATATCGTTGCGGGTTTGCCAATTGCGCGGGTCAACATCGACCCATTGATTGCGCAGGCGAACCGTTTCTGCCTTCTGGCCGTGCTTGCGAATGGTCGCATGAAGCAGCCAGAACATATCTCGAATGCCGGTTTCAGCGAAAATCCTCGCAATCAGCTTCATCTTAGCCTGCGCGACCGTAAAGACCGTATTGACCGCTGTTGCCGATTGGTTCTGCAAGGCATTAGCATCGACGCCTTGGCCTGTCCGGGTTACGCCAGAGCGCATTTCACGGACCTGATCCATATAGGTCAGGACGGGAAGCAAATCACCAATGATAGCTTGGGTTTGCAATGGCGTCACAGTGCCGGGCGTCTTGACCCGGACAATACCGTTGCGCCGAATCGTCAGTAGATCATCAAGTGTATTAACGCTGGCTCCGCTCTCCGCAACCTCATTGCGGGGATTGCCAACCATGTAGGAGTTATCGAGTACGCCCCGCATCAGCGCGGTATTAATGCGCTGGATATCCATCACCAGATCAGCAACAGAGCGCCCGCAAAGCCTGTGGGGCTGAAGGATTGGCGTTAGTACAGCGAACGGGATAACGTCCACTTCCTCAACGTCAGACTTGCCGTCTTTGCGGAGGACTTGGTTCTTATCGCCGGCTGTCGTGACCTTATAGAGCTTGGGCTTGCCGTTGCCCTCATAATCCATCCGAATATAATGCTCGGTAATCAGGATGGGACGAGCCGAACGGTTAGCGCTTTCGCTTGCGAAATTCTCCTCGCCGATGGTATCGCGGGATAATTCCTCGCTATTGGATGCGAAGTTATAGCTTGGCAATTCCCTGATTTGATCTTCGTCAAATCCCTGCGCAATCAGGCTCGATTCGGTATGATTGGGCGGAGAATGAAAGAAATAGGTGCAATCCTTGATCGTTCGGGTATTACGGCCCCATCCGATTTCTTCGGGGGCGCAGGCTTCGACCTTGGCTTGTGCGTACTGCTTGGTTCGCAAAACCGTGACGTTATGCATGACCTGGGGCGGCAAAGGCTGCCCCATTGGGTCGATACCGCCGGGCTTCTTTTCCTGATCATGTTCGATAATCTCAAGGCCGGAATCCGGCTGCAAGACATCGAACGCAATCTTGGCGAATTGATCGTCACTGAGACCGAGATAGGTTTCCTTTTCCTCCTCAGTTCTATCTTCCCACCATACCTTGACCGCGCCAAGCTTCTGCAACAGAGCATCAAACACGAACTCATAGAGAACCACGAAGCCGGGGTTCTGGTTCATAAAGACGTGGTTGATGTAGTCGGATTCCTGCTCCGCTGCCTGCTCGTCGTCAGGCCCGACCGGATTGAAGCGGACCACATCCTCAGAGGAACAAAAGATATCCATCAGTGTTGGCATCATGCCAAGCACGGTATCGGACACGTCAGTTGATACTGCTTTGGATTGTCCGTCCTGAACCGGCATATCCTTGGTCATATCGCCAAGGTAATAATCCATTGCGTCTTCGCGCTCTGACGAGATGTCGGAGGCGTCCATTGTCGCAATAGCTTGCGATTTCTCGGACGATAGAAGCCCCATTAGCTCGTCATCAGACAGCTTTGCCATTTTAGACAGAACCATCCGGCGGATAATTGATGAGCCGGTTAAATCCAGTGTTCACAATCTTGGTGTCCAACGTCATTGCTAAATATCGGAAAGCGTCCGCTGCATGCGAGGTCCAATCGTGAACAGGTCTGGGCTTTAAGGCCATCAATTTGTCATCAAATTCCGCTCGATAGAGCTTTAAGGCGTCGATGCCGCGTGCACATTTGGTCTGATCGAACCAGCAACGCGGGATGATCGTGCGAACGGCGTTAATGCCATCCTCAACCCGATGCATTGCCGCAACTGTGATATTCTTCAGCCCAAGGCTTTCCAGAACTTCCAAGCGGCTTTTACCCGTTCCCAACTCTTTGGCCTGGGCGTCGTGGGGAACAATATGATCGGCATAAAGATAATTCCGCTCGCCGAGGGCTTTAACATAGTGACCCAGATCAGCGCCGGAGGATTCATAATAGTCGATGATACGGATTTCCCGACCAACCACTTGAGCGAACCAAATAGCTGTCGCGTCTCGAATACCCAAATCCCAAGCCGTGTATACCGGCGTTGTAGGCTCGTAAGGCACTCCGGTAATTCTTTTGTCGGCATCGGCCGCTTGCATGAGCTTGCCATAATAGGCCCCGACAACGGCAGCCTCAAAGCTGCACTCGTATTCCTGCGCAAACTGCTCCTCGCTCTTGATTGAGCGCTGAAACTCCAATTCGTCAGGCGAGACAATGCCGGTTTCAGAGGCTTTCCAAATGCGCCTGAACCAGCCGTCAGCCAGATCGCCGGATTTCTGACGATCGATATGATAGAACCAATCGCGCCCTTGCGGGGTTCCGATGAACGTTGCCCACCCGCGATAGTCGCTTAGCGTCGGCGAGATGACTTCCGGCCATGCCCTCGGGTCAATCTGCGCCGGTTCGTCAATGACAACGCCATCATTGTACAAGCCGCGCATGCGCTCGTAATTGTCAGCGCCGTAGAGCTTAACAATCGCCCCATTGGGGTAGATAACGGTTAGATCAGATTCTCGCGCTTCAATGCCCGGAATCGGCGCGCTGTAGAATTTCAGGTAGGCCCACGCAACGTCCTTGGCCTGGGTATAAGTCGGCGCAATGTAGCTATAACGCGGTACAGGAAACTTGCGCGGGTTGGTCAGAGCAGCTCGAATGAGATCGTTCAGGCAGCCTACGGTTTTACCAAACCGGCGATGAGCAACGATCTTGCTAAGGCGTTCGGTTCTGTCGTGGTAGGCTACAAATTGATCCCGAGGCGTATAGGGGATTACGATTTGAGCCATGTGATAGTCAGCGGCGCGCCGTCTTCATCGCCAGATATCGGCTGAGTGGGCTTTCCCCACCCTCGATCAAGCAAAACCTGAGCCGCCGAAACTCGCGCGCTTTCACTTTCGCCATTCTGGACAATGCCAGCCAATGACTGGATTGCCAGTTCAGTATATGATCTCGCTAAAGAGCGGATTTCGGTTGGAACTTTAGCCATTTACTATGGGGGTCTACGCTGGTCCGCCATTGGTCAGGATTGCGACTTCAGCCCTCAAGTCAGCCGCCTCTTTCTTGGCCTTCTCGACTTCCTGAAGAACAACGCGAGCAGCATCTGCGGATTCTGATACCGCTTGGCTTGCAGCATTTCTTGCATCGGCAAGTTGCGCTCGGGCCGCTTTCAGTTGCTCCCCAATGGTCGTCATAGATTTGGCCTGTTTTGTAGATACGAAAGGATTTGGAATAACGCTCGCGTTGAACGCTGCCTCGATTTCACCAGGCGAGGCATTGGCCTCAACCTCGATCGTCTTGCCAGCAAGCGTAATGCGCTGGTGGCCTGAGACTGTCGGGACAATGGTTAGCCCTTCAATGCCAGGCATATGGGACAAGGCGCTCTTGAGGTCTGCGGCGCTCATATATGGCCTGAATGTATCCCAATGCGCGATGATGACCTTGAGGGCATCAAGTCTTGCTTGCCTGATGTCGCTCAAGCGCTGATTTGACCGCGCGGACATCCTGCAAATATCTTTGCTTCATGGCTATTGAGAGAAGATG